GCGGTGATCGGTATGTCTCCTCCCCTATCGATAGGAAAGTACCGCATCTTATACCGGACCAGTCCGGAAAGAAAATCAGGGTCAACACTATCGAGGAGATCACCTGCGGTCCAACAATACACATTGACATCAATATTGCTACAGCCTCTGTGGTAGTTGCACTCGCTTGGCTCAAGCAGTCTGTACGCGATACTCCAACCAACATAGTAGTTAGCAGCGAATGAGAGAATAAGCATCTTAACCTGTTTTTCTCTCTCCTTATCCTTCTTGGAATATTTCCTATACCTTTCTGGAAATACCATTCTGGAGACAACCGCTTCTACAGACGTAGTTGGCAGACCATTTTGCCATTTGCGACCCAGAAAGTCAATGTCATCTCGAAACGATACTACACTTGATTTCTCCGATCCATGAATGACCATACCAAAGTTGTCTTGAACGAATTTTGCAATTTCATCTAGGCTAACTTTATGATTAGACCAGAAACATACATCATCGCCAAGAACAAAAAGGTCTTTCTTTGAGATATACAGGTGAAAGTAATCGCTGACACTGCCACAGACGATCGCATTAACAATAGTATCGACCATCTGTGTGAAGAAACTACCACTAGGTACACCATGATTCTTCCCAAGGTAGATCCTTCCATTCGGCATCACAATAGTGGTATGGATGAAATAATATTCGACGAGATCGAATATATCCTTTACCGTTTTACCACTAATAGGTTCCACTTCACTCTCATCAAAGTGGGTTCTAAGAATCAAGAACGCTTGATGAATAAGCTCAGCGGACACATGAGCGTCAAATTTGGAACTGTCCAAACAATAAGCCCATTTCTTATGGTAGGACGATACTCTCATGCGTGTTCCCAACGCCAAAGTAGTACAAGCAAAAGCCATTGGCGTGTTCCCTGCTTTGAACCTTTGAATAAGCGGGTACGCAATCAACCCTTCAATAGCCGTCATGGAAAATGGGTACATCCATATAAGACGCGTCTTATCATCAAAGCCAGTGCGCGTCCCTCCAAGACAGGGTTCAGGCTTCTTGAGCTTCTTCAAGGTTTGCAGACCTCTCTCAAGAGCGCGAGTGTACGACTCAGCCTTCGTCTGCCCATAATTAGTTAACCCTGCACTAGCTCTCTTATTACTGGTGATAAGATCGATAGTTTGTGGGGTCATAGGTAGGGGATGAAGGATAAGCTGATCACGCTTTTTGACGAAAGAAGCACGTGCTAGAGAGATTCCAGCTTGGTAACTTGTACCCGGTCGGGGTGCTGGAATAGTGTCGGGTGCGTACTTCTCCAATGCTTGATAGAGTTTCTCGACTCGGTACACAGAGCGAGGTGTCTCTGGAATCGAAAACCCCTGGGATTTGAGCATTGATGCCACGTTGTCGTCATACAACTCATTCAGGTTATCTTTACTCATGCGTGAGTAATAAACCTTCAGATGTTTTGACCTATAAGGTCTAACAGTGAATCCCAATGAGCCCAAATGTTCATAGAACATGACTCGTCTCCTCCTTTCCTTCAATGTGACGAACCTAAACTTCAGGCCACCCTCTCGCGTAGGATAAGCGTCCCTCTCCTTTGATATAACGAACCTCAGGCTAAACGGTTATTTCAGTTCGTTTTCTCGAACCCCTACAGATAGA